CCACCTCCTAATCTGTGTCGGCAGGGAGTAAGCTTCATGAAAATTCCAGTTTCCATGATATTTAAGCATAAAGAACTCTTCGTAAAGAACTTCGGAATACTTAAAGTCTAGGCCAAAAAAAGTCCACAGTGAGCGGCACCTCCATGGCCGCCCTATGGTTGCAATTAGTGCAGATAAAGTCTTGTGTTAGGTCAATGTTTGGGACGATCTTAGTGTACATGGCACGAAGATACCTAGAATCTAAGACCGGCATTTGATCAACAAATTTTTCTACGTCTCCCCGTATGGTCGATCCGTTGATTGAGGCTATAATAATTTTTAGCCTGTCAGTCAGTGGTGTTTCTGGGAGGTTGTTGTCCTTTTTGCTATTGTTGAGCCTGGTCAGGTACTGCTCGTCTCTACCATCCAAAAGACGAACCTCGGTTCTCACCTTAGACACTGGTAAATTAAACACAAAGGTGTTTTGCTCGGTTTTTTCTACCTCAGAAATATCCAAATCATCTATGGATACGTTTTTTGTTTTACTTAAGTCAAACGCATACTCTGCCCTATTGGAGCACGCTGGGCACGTCACATTGGCGCGGTATTCCTCGCCAAATCCGGTTATGCGTGCAGCGACCATGAGTGCATTTTTGTCACCAATTAGCATCTCGTTGGGTTTTATTGTTTTATCAACAAGAAGGCTTTGCAGCATTCTGTCTACTGCAACGCCTTTCTGCAAAAGGCTAATCGAAGACAAGATGTCTTCCTCTTTAGCAGTCATATATTTGATTTCAACACTTTCCACATTATGAAGCGGGTGATCTTCCTCATAGTACTTGCCTTTAGACGGTAAATCCACAAATGTGGATGGCAAGGTAAAATTAAACGAGTCGCCCTGTTTCTTGGGTGGTGCCAAATCAAGGTTGGGAGCCGAAACTCTCGAACTATTATCTCTAGACAAATATCACCTCAGTCAGTATTATAACAAACAAATATTAAACTGTCAAGCTCTAGACGCTTTCTGTCCAATATTTTCTAGACGGAGCGCCCCTACTTGTGGGGCCTTGTGCGGACTCCTGTCCGGGGCCGACCTCAATGGAAGCCCAATCGTATCTAAATGTAATAGTGACCTCGGTCATGTTGTCGCCAGAGTAGTCAAGATCACCATACTTGACGTTTGTAATAAATGGGTTGTTAAGAGTCCAAGTTTCAACAGCATTGCCCTCAGAATCGATCTGCTCAATAACAACGCCTTGGAGTGCAGCGACTGCGCTAACCTTTGAGATTGTTGTAGTGTCGTTAACGTTGGCGGGCGGGGCGTAGCCAGATTCAAAAATAATTCTAGACAAATTGATAGAGGCATCTGGGCTAACCGGATCTACCAAGGTAATGTCAACAGTATTCCACTTCGCTCTACCGGGATAGTAAAAAGTGTGATTTAAAAACTGATGCTCTGTGGTTGTAATCTCAATCGCTGGCTTTGTAGCCTTTTTGGCATACCAGGTCGCTCCATCAGGCATGGAACCAATGCGGACCAAAAATCTATATTGTCTTTTTGGCTCGCGGTCCATCGCGGATGTCCAAAAACCTGCCGAACTTGCCATTGTTTATGTCTCCCTTTAATGCTCAATAATAATTAGTTGCTAAAATAAATTTGTTCTTCTTAAATGTCCATGACTGTGTCGTCTTTCATTTCGCCCGAATCAGAATGATATCTTTCAATCTCATCCATAAGCGAACCAAAGAACTCAAGCAGCTCCGTGTTTTTCTCAAGTTTGCCCACAATATCTTCGTTATACTCGTATCGGTCTTCCTCACTAAGAGTCATGCCCCTTGCCTCAAAGGCATCAAGTATAGCAGAGGAAATAAACTGAGAGGTGGACCCCATCGCAGCCTGCCTAGCCGCGTGGTATGCGAACCCTGCCTCTTGTATACGACTCACCTCTTCTTTGATAATACTCTTTATTCTTTCTCTTGTAAGTTTAAGTTTCATATCAGTCCTCGAAAGCTGCGCCAGTTCTTGTAATAACGAAGTCAATCGCAATAAACTCAATTGACCTTGCCGGTTTAAGGAATATCTTGGCGTACAAGATATTTCGATCAACCAAATCAGGAGTCGTGGTAGTCTCATCAAGGACAACTTTGAACTCGGTGAGCCCCAGCCTAGATTTGACCGAACCAAGGAATGGCTCTACCTGCGACTTGAACCTTTGCCACGTTGCCCTCACATTCTGATCAAACAGTATGCGGGAAGCAATGAGCGAAATTCTCTTCTTGAGGAAGATAAGAAGTCTACGAACATTGATTCTATCAAGAGCCGATGGTGTAACTTGGAGCGTCTTTTGGCCAAAAACGACTATACCTTCGTTAGGGAAAGAGGCAATCGGATTAATGTTAGCTGCGTACAGCGTATCTCTATCCTTTTTGGTAAGCCTCTCAGTAACCCCGGTGACAGCAAGTCCCGCGTTTCCTTCGGACAACCCGCCACGAGTAAACCCTGCTGGCGCGAACCAAAGCTCGGATTTAGCCTGCGAAGAACCAAACGTTCCAAGCGCGACAACTGAGGGTGGAACCCAGAGCACTGCACCGTTTAACGAATCCCTAACCTGAACCCATGGATAGTAAGTGCAGGCGTAACTCGAATTAATATTTCTATTCTTCAGTGTTTTTGCTGCTGTATCTACATTTCCAACTCTGTTCTGATAAGACTGGGTGCTCTCTGTCTTCGGAGTGTAAACCTCTTCGATATCTATAACAGCCATTGCATCACCGCGTGATTCAGCGGTTGAAATCATAAACTCAGTTAGTTTTTGGTTGGTGATTCCGGGAGCCGCAATCATGTTACAATCCACAACCTCAGGATCCGCAACCGCTTTAATCGCTCTTCTAACCGAATAGTAGGCGTAGTTGCTGGCCTCTGTCGCTGCGGCTGTTATGACATGGTTGCCAAACGGCTCCTTCTCGGTAATATCTAAGCCATCAAACCCACCATAGAATGGGCTTGTGAAACTATCGTACCCAAGCTCAAGAATAGCCGAAGACGAGCCATGCACTTGCGACATTGCCGTGCCTCGCACGCGAGAACCAGATGACCAGAATGCTTCGGATGCTGAAGAACCAGTAGTAATGTCATCAAGCGAGAACACCCATTGGAACTCCAAGCCAGACGCCACATCCCAAGTATTGGTGGCGCTGGGGAAGCCAATATTTAAATCATCAGGCTCCGGCATCGCTCTGAGGTAGTCTGGATAGTCCTCGTCGTAGGTGGTGCCGGTAGCAGTTCTAGTGGTTATAAGCCCAAAATAGGTGTCCCTTGGGTCGCTAACATCTGCCTGTGACGCAGATTTGCGAAGTCTCGTTCCCGGATAGACGAACGACGCTGTATAGCCTGCTAAATCAGGGCCGCCGGGCGCGTTAATAGCAGTAGCAAGGAACTGATTCTCTGGGACGGTGTTTAAATAGCGCCCGCCCTCATTGTTTTGAAGGGCGCTGTTAGCATTCGCTGAGCCCGAAACCCAGACGTTTTCGTTGTTGGCCAAGGTTGAACCGTCGCCGTCCAAGCTTGGGTTGAGATCACGGGGGAATACAGCGCCACTTTGCGCGACAAACCCTCTAAATCTTGGCGGACCAAACACGCCAAACGGAAGATAAGTGGCGTCTGTGGAGCCAGCCTCAACGTCAGAGTGCATCTCAATACGAACGTATCTAGACTGGTTGTCGAACTGGCCGTATTCCCTAAGAAGGCCTGTGTTGTCATCGTAAGTCATATACCTGTCGCCTATCTTACGAGCGACATAATTTACTGAGGACGGATTTAAGTTGCAGTTTGTGTACTTTTCAACAATACTCTTAGAGCCGTCCGTATCATTTGCTCTTCTAAGTTCCACTGTAAAGGTGCCGTAAGGGTCGCTCTGGTTCGTTGACAATTTGATATCAGTGATAGAAATTTTTAAGTTGTTCTGAACCCATTCACCGTGGTCCAAGCCATGGAATTTAAACAACCTCTGCATGCTTTCGCAAGTATAAGACGCGTGATTAGTTGTAAGATCCTGCGAGAAGAACCAACCGGTTTGACCGTTTACATAGCCGGCTCTCATATCCGCCCTGTTACGAGTACCGGACAAAATAGGCGCTATGAAAGCAAAAGTATCGCCCGCTGTAGAACCACTAGCAGCGAGTGTGTGGCCCACATTACCATAAGCGTCCTGGCCCGCGTCGAGCCAGCTTACAAAAGTCTCGCCAAGGAAATAATATGCAGAACCAGTTGGTGTTAAGCCAGTGGTGTCAGTAACACTAGGGTTATTGAGCACTGGGTTGGTATTAAAGACTTTTCTAATGTATTTATCAGAATTTCTGTCAAAGTT